CCTTGTCTTTTATGTCCTGAGCCAGTGCTTTGTTTTCTTCTGAACGATCCTCCGGCCTCTGAACGTCTTCCCAGGTATCCCAAGCCCCAAGAATCGTATAGCAAGCCCTCAGCGGGCTTTCTGCGCTTTCCCATGCTTTGACTCGACTAACCAAGAGCTCGGCTGATACAGGGCTTCCAGTGCGTTCCTTGCCTAGTTCTTGATCGCAATCTTGTTTGGCTTTGAGGCTTTGGAGCTTCTTAGCCATTGAGAGCTGATCTTTTTCAGAGATTTCTAATTCTTGAAGTTCTGAGGGAACAACAACAACGGGCTTCTTGCAAGCTCTGCGCTTAGGCGCTCGGTTGTTGTCTTCATTGGGTTCATTGTGGGGTTCATATATATATCTGCCCTTTGGGCACATTTGAATCTGCCGTTTGAGCATATTCAAATCTGCCGTTTGGGAGTTTTTGTAGTCTTTTTTTAAATTCAAAGCGAACTCGACTATTTTTTGCCCATTTAGACAAAAATATCGCTTAGGAGGTACTCCACGATTTTTTTGTTTGATAAGACCAACCTCAATAAGTTTTTTCATAGCCTTTGCTTGAACTTTTGCGCCCATGATCGTGCGTTTCGTGCATTTATCTACGGTATAGTAAAACCAAATCTCCCCATCAATTTCCAGAGTTTCGCCTCTGTCGCTATGATATTCCAAGCAGTCGCACAGGTCGCTTAAGAGAATCGCGCTGTGAATACAACCTAGCTTTTTCGCTATGTGAAAATTATATGTTCTGTGAGATCCGGAGCTTAAGAGCTTGTAAATTGACATATAATCCGTGTCCTTTTTGAATAAAGGAAAGATTCGGACTAGGCCACTTCTCTCTGATCTGCTATATTTAGATCATGAGAGAGACAGTTCGAAGGCCGGCTCTTTCACAGTTTTTGTTGAGTTAAAGCCCATCCCCGTTGGATGGGCTTTCTTATTTTAGCAGAGTATTTGAAAATTCCCTTCCTGGCAATTCAAGAAAAAAATCCAAACCTACTTACATTTTCGGCCCTGCTTTAGCTCTGAAGCATATCCTGGCCAAATCAGATCTACTCTTGAAATCGCTCCACCGCTTCCCTTTTCAATCTTAACGGCTACGGTAGGTGTAGGTATTGTGTCATATAGATAGCGCCACATCTGGCGCGTAGAGACTCCGCACTTTCTAGAAAATGCGCTAACCGACTCTTCGTAATCGTCTATGTATTCTTTAAGTTCTTTCATAATGTACCCCTTGGTAAGACACTACTATAGTTGGGGATGGTTTTTGTCGCACGTATTTTTTTGTCTTGCGTCTTATTCGGTCGTACTACATAATGGGACTTTAACAAACGCTAGGAGTCAACAATGAGCATAGAATCAGCATACGAAGCACAAACCGAGTGTCTACATGATGAAACCTTTAGCACTGAAAGGGACCTACTAGAATGCCCCATTTGCGAGCTTGAGTTCCCCGAAGATTCCACTTGCTGGCAAGAGCCAATGGAAGGAGCTGGGGAATATGTATGCTGTGAAGACTGTCAGCATGAGTGGCTAGCAGTAGCTTTCGACTACGACGATTTCGAAATCAAACAAGCGCAAGGAGAGTAATCATGACAGATACACAAAACGAAGTTTCTTGTCTTACAGACCAACTGACAATTTCAGAAAATGACTGGAGCTCTAAGAAAGAGCTCCTGATCTCTACAGTAGCCAAGGGTCTGACAGATGAAGAGTTTGACCTGTTTACTCATATCTGCAAGCACAAAAATCTTGATCCGATTCAGAAGCAAATCTACGCGATTAAGCGCGGAAACTCTATGACAATCCAAACGTCGATAGACGGCTTCCGTCTAATCGCGGAGCGCTCGGGACGCTATGCCCCAGGGAAAGATACGGAGTTTCTCTTTGAAGAGGGAAGCAAGGGAACGAAACTTATGGGCGCTAAAGTTTTCGTGAAGAAGCAAACCAAGGATGGAACTTGGCATCAAGTAAGCGCCACCGCTTTTATTCACGAATATAGCACCAAGAAAAATCTTTGGATTTCAATGCCGTCGGTAATGATCGAGAAGTGTTTTAGTGAAGATACAGAAATATTGACAATACATGGATTCCGTCGATTTAGCGAAGTCAACCAAGGAACGATTCTACAAGTAAACAATGATAGACTAGAACAGGTTTCTTCGGCCCCATTTACTCAGTCGTACTCTGGAGAAATGATAGAGTTTAATTCTCAAAGACTAAATTTTTCAGTAACCCCAAACCATGACATGGTTACGACTTTTGGAAAGGTTGAGGCCGGGGCAATGTATAAAACAACTCATAATAGAGGACCTTGGAAAATTCCAATGCATACAGAACCCGCTGGCATTGAAGAGCCTAATGCGGATAAATTCCGGCTAATTGGATACTTGCTAGCTGATGGCACAAGAGTAAGTAACTCATCATGGAAAATAGAGGTATCTAGAAAATATAAAATCGAAGCCTTAAACAACTATGTAAATGCCTTCACAGGAATAAGAAGATGCCGCGGAGATGTCGCACATACAGAATCTAGAATAATTTTGACAAATTTTGATAAGAGAATTTTCACTTTTAAAAATGAAGGCTTAATTAGTTCTTGTATTCTTGATGATAAGTCATTTTGCTGGGAGTCCTTAAGTAAACTAACTCCGACACAAGCCAAGCTAATTATAGATGCCTGGCAGTTGTTTGATGGACATTCAAATAAAAAAACGGGCGTTCGTAGAATTTATACAAGTCGTTCTTCTCACTGCGATGTGATTGAAGTTCTTGCGTGTAAAGCAGGTTATTCAATTTCGACAAGAAAAAACAGGATGTCGGATATTTCTTCTAAGGAAGGCTATTGTTATACAATTTCCTCTCCTGATCCTGTAAAAGTTGTTCCTCCTATATCGGGAAATCCTGGAATTATTAAGCAGCCAAATAAATCAGGAAAAGTTTGGTGTGTGACCGTTCCAAGTGGAAAAATTATCGTTAGACGAAATGGTTTTTCTATGATTTGTGGAAACTGCGCGGAGGCGCGGGCTCTTCGTCGAGCGTTCCCTGGGGAACTATCGGGGCTCTATAGCTCCGAGGAGATGGACCAAGCGGAGAAGGTTTCGGAGCCTATTTCGGTTCCTGTTGAGACAGTGGAAACTATCGAGCCAGTAGATGTAATTAGCAAAGAGGAGTGGGAAGCGCTAGATTCTTATCTTAACGGACATACGCAAATTAGAACAGAGCTCAAAAAGATATGTAAAGTCTCAGATTTGAGTAAAATAAATCACGAACAACTTGAAGCCTGTAGGTCATATGTCAAAATCAAGAGAGCCATTGAAAAAGCTGCTTAGATTCAGGATTGATAAAGACGCCTGGCTAATAAATCTTACAGATACTAGCCAAGCGATCGAGATAAACAGCACCACAAAGTGTTTAAATCCCCTTTCTTCGATACGGGTCGAAGAGGGGGACCAATTAATTTACAACAAACTATTGATTAAACGAAAGGCAAACCATGAAGATTCTTAGAACTGGTATCGGTTTTTTTAACTTAGAAAACGCTTGCAAATTTGATTGCTATGTCAGTGATGAAAAGAACGAAAGCGGAGATACTTCTTTCGTTGTCTGGCTCCGAATAGATTCCATTACAGAGAAGCTAACGAGCTTAGAGAGTCGGAAAGATGCCGTTCTTTTTGCATATGAGATGATAGAAGAGCTAATAGTCTTTGCTTCGTCTTTGTCTACACTCGTTCTAATGAGCGATCTAAAAGAGCATTGCTTAAACAAGATTTGCGAGGGGGCGTAATGAAAATAGTAGATTTAGAGCAGGGAAGTTCTCAATGGCTAGACTGGCGCAAGTCACATATTGGCGCATCCGAATTAGCTATAATCCTCGGAGTTTCTAAGTGGTGCACTGCTCATTTGCTCTGGAGTCGGAAGCTAGGATTTAGCCCAGCACAAGGCGACAACTTCGCAATGAAGAGAGGCCGCGACCTGGAGCCATTCGTCCGAGGGCTGGCTTGTGAAGAGATTGCTAAGAGACTAGGGAAAGACTCAATAACTTTTGATCCCCTGGTCTGTACTCATGAAGAGTTGGATTGGGCCGCTGCTTCACTTGACGGCTACAATGAAGACCTGAATGCAGTCCTAGAGATTAAGGTCCCTGGACTAGAGGACCATCAACACGCAGAACGAGGAGATATCCCGGAGAAATACAAAAGTCAAGTTCAATGGCAAATGTTTTGCTCGGATACATCCCAGGCTTACTACGCCTCCTATAACTCTGGAGGACTAGCTCTAGTACACGTAGAGAAAGATGAAGAGTACATAGCTAAGATCCTGCTTCCCGCTGCTTCGGAGTTCGTGGGATTCTTAAAGACGATGCAGGAGCCCCCCAAAGCCGATGATGATTTTATGCAGATCGTCTGTCCGGAATTCGAGGAATTCGCCAGAGAATGGAAAGCGGCGGCTGAAATGCTAGGGATCTATCAAGAAAAGGAAAAATACTACAAGAATAAGCTAGTCGGATTTACAGATGATGGAAACTGCAAGGGCTACGGCATTACTCTTAAGCGAATACAAAGAGATGGCTCTGTTGAATGGAAAGCGCTCTATGCTGATCTAGTAAAAGAAAATAAAGAGATTGCTGAAAAATTGGCACCTGAGAAATACAGAAAAGATTCTATCGGCTACTGGAAGATTAGTAAGGACAAGACTTAATTCGAGGGGGCTTCGGCCTCTTCGCACTCTTTATATGGCAACTGAACCGATTCTTTAATTTCTTTCAAAGACATTCCTTCTTTTAATCGTTTGGCAACATGAAATCTATCCAAGTTATTTTCTTTTGACCACTGCGTAACACATATTCCGTACTTCTGATTTCTTGTATTAGCTAGTTGCTGTTTTGAATTAGCCCATCTTACATTTCCTGGCTCGTAATTTCCTTCATTGTCAATACGGTCTATTGAAGCTCCTTTAAACGGTTTAGGCCCCATATATTTATAGAATACCTCGAAGGAATCATTCCAATTCTTACATATCGAAATTCCACGACCTCCATAGTTTTTATAACACTTGGTGTTTGGATTATTGCATCTTTCTTTCATGCTATTCCATATATGATACTCAGGGATTTTTCCACCTTTACAATGGCCGTGTGTAGGATTGCCTTTGGGAATATAGCATTTTCTACATCTAGAGGAAGTCCCATTAAGTAGCGTTTGGGCCACTACGCTATACCTTTCTCCGCAATCACATTCACACAGCCAAGCAGAGCGCCCATTTTTTTTAGGGGACCTCTCTATTACTAGCCATTTTCCAAATTTCTTATCTTTTAGATCTGGTGATGATTTTAGCCCGGACGGTCTAGGTCTTTTTTTTATGGAACAAGAGCGACACCTTTTAGATTTTCCCTTTCGTAAGGCGCTTCCTTCAACTTCGCCTAAAGCTCCACAACTGCATTTACAATTCCAGTAATGAATATATTTTCTAGATTTGGATTTAGAAAGAACTGTCCAATCTTCGTATATCTTGCCTGAAAGATCTTCGGCAAACTTAGAGCGTGGCATCTCGGTACTGGCACAAGTACGACAACATTTTGAAGTGCCATTTTTCAAAGTGTACTTATTGACTCTTTTCTTTACCCCGCATTTGCATTTGCATACCCAATGCCTTCCACTTTCTTTCTCGATAACTGTCCAGTCGTTAATCTTTTCTCCGGTCGTCAATTCTACAGCATTCTTGATCTCTGCATTCTTCTTCATTAGGATGATTTGGGGTTAAGTCAATGACCAGTCCGGTCTGCGATTCTATTATCTCTTCTGCATATGTTTCAAGAAGATTATCATTCGGGAGCCCGAGGCTCTTATTTATGAAGATGCAACCATTGGTTAAAACCGCTGATAAAATTGCCAAAATCGCTAGTCGCATAATTGTCTTTCCTAATCCTCGTCCTCGTCTTCCAAATATTTTCTTTCGTTCGTCTTTTAAGAATCCCATGGATACCTCAAAATATGAATACTAGGCCCTCGAAGTCGTCAGAATCTGTCTATAACTTAACATGTCAATTTCTTGAAAACGGTTTGTCGTTCCTGCTGACTTAAGAATACCCATCCAAATTCCAGTGGCCGCTGTAGGAATTGTTAGCGTGTGTGTTGCTACTGATACTCCGTCAATAAATGCCTCTATACTCGAAGCCGCCGCGTTAACAACAAATTGCAAATGAGTCCATCCAGTAGTTACTACTACAGCTGTGTCTGTTGTAGTTTCTGAAGAAGCGGCTTCAGTCACAAATTCCCAATTTCCATCGGGAGCGGCCCCACCTGCATCTGTATACTCGAAATAAATCCCGTCTGCGATACCAAAATTATTGAAGGCATCACCAAGGCCAAAAAGAGAAGTAAATGTATCCGTTCCATCTGAAAGAGTAGGGATTCTTACAACATAATCGACTACTATCACGCCACCGCCAAGAATCAACATATCTTGCGTACTTCGATTAATCGCGAGTCCGGTAGTAGTAGTACCGGCTTCCATTTTCAAAGTTCCTGGATGCCCTGCTTCTCCTGGTCCTGGTTCAGTTTTTGCGCCAGTTCCTGAAGCGATTTCTTGCCATCTGTTTGAAGTTCCGATTGAATATAAAAAATCTTCTACAAACGTCACTGTATTTAACGGGTCGCTAGCAGTCCATACGCTTCCATCAAAAAACGGTGAGCACCCGAAACCCGAAACCTCTACACCAGTTCCATTCTGTACTGTCATAATTCACCTACACCACTGTTATTGTTCCGACATTACCAGTTACTACCCAAACTGTATTAGCTGTGATACATCTGAGAGAAACGCAATTATATTGCGCTGTGCTCGCTAAAGAACCACCCGTTCCTGTAGTCGTAGCGGAGGAATCAAAATTGATTATCTCGCTAGCATTCTGCGCTATTTTCCAACCGCCTGCCCCTTTACCGGTCACCGTAACTATATCACCCACCGCAGCGGTAGTAGGGAGAGTAAGCGTAACTAAAGATGCGTTATTGGCTACGTAATGCGTATTAATGAGCATTGCGGCTGAAGTTGTAGTTTCTTCATCTGTCGATTGATGAATTCCAACATTTGCAGTTATAGCTGTAGATGTCGTGGTAATGGTTTTTACGCCGTTGGCCATGACGTAAAAATCACCGAAATTGGTCAGTCCAATTCCAGTGTCAAAGTCGTTGAAAAAGCTATAGCCCGGAACCGTTGTCGAAAAATTAGCAGAATTGATAAACGGTGTTCCACCTGCATTATTGGCAAAACCGACTCCTAACGCAGTGCCGTTAATTCTCATGATATTGACGCCAGCAGCAATGAAATCTAATCCATCATCGGCAATTTCATAAAAACCAGTATCTCCGTCGCCGAAGCGAATCCCAGATGCGGAACCAACGGGAAAAGTCATTAAGTCAGCATCTGAAATCGTAATTAAGAATCTTGTATCCCTTTAGCTCCACCATCTCCACGAATAATCGTTTCATCGGCAAGGTTAGCGGCGGCGGTCACATCGCCCGAGCTGCCGCCGGTTGTTCCGACTGTAAAATACTGACTCATTTAGGACCTCGCAAGCGTATAACCAAGTTCGTATAAAGTGCCTGCGTCGGTTCCCGAAGATTTTACGTATAAAATTCTTCGAGCTGGCCAACGTGGTTTATTGTCTTTACTAGTAGAAATATCTAAAACGAAGGTTCCTTGAGCCGGGAGCACGTCGTTAAGTGTGACCCCGTCATAAGAAATTTCGATCACATTAGCACTATTGTTATAGAGCTTATACTTCACTAGATCGACTAGAAAACCTGTAGCATCCACGGCTTGATAAGACGTAGTTAATGTGCTCGTGTCGAATGTGTGAGCTGCTGGCATGCTAATTTTTGATTCTGTGCTCATAAAGACCCCTTAATCCTTTTTGGATTTATAGATTAAGTTTGTCTCACGATCAAATAATCAATAATTGATAAATCGCCCGTCTGAGTGTTTCCTGGCGTAGCTTGCTGTAACGCTGTAATTACGAAGGAAGTTGATGCAGTGATTCCCACGTCCAAAACCCCTAGAGCTGTAGAAGATGCCGCACCCTGTCGCTGAAGGAATATCTTATCTCCTGCTGCGATATTAGTATTTAGAACCGTTACGGTTCCTAAAACTAATGTTGCTTGACCGATGAAGTCCGTTACAGCACCACCTTTCATTTGAAGCTGTGTAGCTACAGAAGAAAGAGAAAGATTTCCGGCTACGGATAAAGTACCATCTGGAGCTGTAATAGAACTTAAAATTTGAGCGTCACCACCTGATTTTTTCCAGCTCGCGGAACTTCCGGCTATACTTACTAGCTCCCAAGAAGAATCTCCGCTTTTGTTAATCCATTTTTGACCGATGGGATAGCGTCTATCTCCGGTTCCTGGATCGCGAGCGGCTAGAATATTTTTCGGTTGTAACTTCTTGCTAGGTAGCAAATAGTTTAAAGGATCTTGGCCATTTTGATTTGCCATTGGACGACTCCTACAATGGTTATTTGATTCAATTCCAAAATAACACATTTGTAGGTACTAATCTATTTTTTAGATTTGGCCTTTTTCTTAGAGCGCTTGCGTCTCTTCTGCTCTTGCCTCATGGCTTCTAAGAGTAGCTTTTTCTCTTCAGCACTTAGCTTTTTTACTAATCCGTCGAGGTGTTTACGCATTTTTTCATCTAGAGCCATGGTTAAAACCTCTTCCTAAAATCTTTTTCGAGTCTCTTGAGTGTAGGAGGATTCTTAAGACCTGCTTCTTCTTCTAGATAGCTCACTAAATCAGCCATAAATTCATCATCCGTATCTTTCAGACTATCAATTTTATCTCTAAGAACTTTTCCGGTTTCAGTTTTACGACCTTTTTCTCTAGCGTCTAAAAATGGTTCAAAAAGGTAGGTAGCTAGATGGGTTCTATCTGACTCGATGATCTGTTTCTCTTCTACTCGGTAAGCATCCGATTCTTGTTGTGTGTGCGGGTATTTGTCTGGATTACTCTTAATATTTTTATGAAAAGAGGCTCCAATGCTTCGGTTTTTTCCCTGGAACCAAATTCCAAATTCATTACTACCCTCGGTAACTGGCTTGGCTTTTCCATCTACGAGATTATTAAAATCTTCTTTTGAGATATTCTTATAACTGTAGACAGTGCCGCCTTTTCTTCCTTTTTTAGGTGCAAAAACGGCTCGCATTTTACCCGTTCCCTCGTTGTAAAACGCCCCCCGCACATTGGAGCTTTTTAGAGCGTTTTCCATAGGCTCAATCTTATGATCGCTTGGCTTTACATCTCTTGGCTTAAAGACATTAGCGAACGAGGACGCTACTGCATCCTCTTCTTGGTCAAGCTGCTTTACGTTGCCCAACTGCTCATTGTAAACCTGGTTTACATCGAGACTTTCATCTACTACAGGGGCTTCCTGGGATCCTTGAAACTGCTCGGCGGCTTCGGGTCCTGTCTCAGGAGCTACGGCACTAACTGCTTCTGGGGATCCTGCCTCTTGTAAACCTTGCTCTTGTTGCCCTTGTGGTTCCATCTGAGTTTTCACAAACTCAAAGGCTTCTCCAATGACCTCTTCAGGAGCTCTTCCGCTCTCTCTTTTAAGCTCCGGCAATAATCCCTTGTAAAGCTGTCGCATAACGCCTATTGCATCGCCTGGGCTCTCGGCACTTTGTGCTATGCGCTTGAATAGATCCCCGTAACCTTTCTTTTCTAAAAGAGCGAAACTTTCCGCTGGGCCGCTCCCAGTTACCTCTGCTACCGCCTCGGGCTTTTCTGTAGGCTTCGCTAAGTTCGCGCTTGCTTCTTCTAATGAAGCAGGGCCTTCCGTTTCTAAAGGAGCAGTATCGCCTTTGGACTGTAAAGCCGATAGCATTTGAGCGGCTTGACTAGCTATAGCAGCCCCTCCTACTCCCTTCATTAAGCTTTTAAGATAATCCCCAAGACTAAGAGAGCCGCCTTTTTGTTTATGCTGCTCGTATCGCTTAAGAAGATCTTGATATCCTGCGGCACCTCCGAAAGCTCCTGAAATAGCTCCCGCTGGCCCTCCTGTAAGTCCACCAACCGCCGCGCCTCCAAGGGCTGAAACTGCTCTCCCTGGGTCTAGAACTTGTTCTAGTACGCTATCTTCTTCCTCGGCTCTTTGCTGCTTTGTTCCCTCGGGAAGTGATTCACCCATGAGCTGAAGAGTCTTTTCATAAGTCGGACGATTAGATTTTGTAGGAGCTTGAGAAGCAGTTCCGTCAAAAGCCTTTCCTAGATATGAAATTATTTCTTCCGCGGTATATCCAAGAGAGATAGCTTTTTCAATCTTTCCAGCCATTTTTGGGCTTGAAGATCTGAAGAATTTTAGCATCTGTTCTACACTGTGGCCAACACCCTGGGCTACTGCAAATGGATTCATTAATTCACCAAAGGTTTGAATAGTTTTTCTACAAACTTCGCATCAGTCGAGAAAATTTCATATATCGAGGGAATCGTATTTCTTCCTATAAATGCTCTTTCGGTAGTTTGACCATTCGATAATCTTCCTTTTTTAATAGAAATCATATCTTCAATTATACCTATCGCATCATCATCCGTAAGATTCTGTTCTCTAACCAAATAATTTTTAAAAAGTAATATAGAATCATCGTCTTTAATAGCTTTAGCTAATTTTTCGGGAAGTTCTTTTTTAATCTTTGCTACCGTTTCAGGATCTTTTCTTCCTTCTGTATATATATTTTCAACTGGCTTAAATTCTTTGAAAATATTCTTAATCTCTTGTCTTATCGGCTGGACCATTGCTGTCGCTTCTTCTCTAGACCAATTGTTCTCCATAAAAAGTGTTTTCAAAAGATCTCGGCTTTCCTGCGAGTTTCCGTGAGCCGCTAAATGATCTTGCGCCCATTTTTGGGATTGTTGCGCCTTTCTTTTTTGATTTATGCCTAGAACTTGGCGAACATGTTTCGGCATAGCTGTAGCAATGTCATTAATTTTTCTGTCAAGTTTTCGACTGACATTATTCCATAGAAGGTGATCTGGTTTATCTTTATTTTTTTCAATAGCTCTTTCTGATTCAAAAAGATTTGAGGTAAGTCTATTCCATTCCTCAGGAATCGTGATTTTTCCCGTTTTCGGATCCGTCTTAACGATTCCATTTTTAACTAATAGATCCTCAGTTTTGCTTCGGACATCTCTAGCCAGCTCTGTTTCAAGATTTCTCTCTTGCTGTTGGATTTTATAAGCTATTTCTTGCTCTTTTATTTCAAGATCAAATTTACGAAGTAAATCGTCTCTATATCTCTGTTCGGCTATATCAGCCCCCTCAGGATCGGAACTATCTTCAAAATGGCCCCTTATCCGAGCAATTTCCTCAGGATCCGGAAGGTATCTTTTAGGTGTGCTATCTTCTAATCTAGGAGGTCGACGCAGGTCTCTATTTTTACCTTCTGCAATCGGCTGTTTTTCAAGACCTTGATATTGTCCTGTCTCTACTTGTTGATTTTGCTCTAGGTCTTGTCCTTGGCCTTGGGTTAAATCATTAGATTGGGATTTGGTCCCTTCCTGAATTGCTCTAGCTTCTTCTTTTGCTGCATCAGTCCGTGCTTTTAGTTTTTTTTCACGTAAAAGAACATCGTAAGCTTGTCCGGCATTGCGTTGTAAATTCGGGGGTAAAGTCGAATACGCTATTTGAGTAGCTTTAAATAAATCTTTTGCTGAAGCATTATCCGGAAGATCATCAAGAGCCTTAAATCCTTTTTTAACCATTTCCTGCTGACCGAGCATCTTGAGAACGTCGCCAATACCCGAGCCAAAAGCCTGACCAGCTTCTTTACCAGGATCGAATTGCGGTAGAATTTGAACCATTTTAACCCCCTAATCCCTGAAGTGCTGCCATAGATGCCAAACCACTAGCTCCTTGTCCTAGTCCTGAACTCAGACCGCCTAAGAACCCGGCTTGTGGCTGTCTGTAAACGTTTTCAAATGCGGATTGCTGGCCTTGGCCCATGAGCCCCTGAAGCTGGCTAAGGGCGTTCTGCTGAAGGCCGCCGCGCAAAGAGGCAAGTTGCTCACTAAGCTCTCGTCCCGATTGTCCCAAGCTCTGATTAAGTCCGCTGCTACTCATAGAACCGTGAGAACCTGCACCCGCGAATCTTTCCGCTATACCTGGTACAGTTTCTTGTTGGAACTGTCTCTGAAAGGGAGCTTCAAACTTTGAAAAAGCGTTATCATCTCCCGAAAGAAGTTGGCTAATTAGATCCATACCCGAATTTTGAGCACCACCTAAACCACCGAGAAGATTTTGCAAGGCGCTTTGTTGCTCGGGAAGCAAAGTGCTAATCTGTTCAAAAGAGCCTTGGTCTTTGTTAGCTCCTAATCCAGATAATACGCTCCCGAGTGCAGAAGAGATCGCGAAAAGGGTCATTGGGTCCATAGATACACCTCATGTTATAATTTTAATTGTATCACAGATTTTCCAGCCATTCTAGCACCACATAAGCCTCGGTATATGCTGAATAATCGACTCCGTATCTTAGATTCACATTCGTAGCATCTACGAAAAGCTCTATGCCTCCCGCTATTGCGTCTACATCTGTATACGGAATAGGAAGAGCTGAAGTAAGCGAAGAAGCGCCTGGGTCTGTAGCTGCTCCGTAAATTCTGGTTAAGCGAGTGTTAGCCGTAGTCGTGATACCGTGTGCTTGCGTCTGTGTAGCAATACCGCCCCCGTTATCGTTTAAGCCTCCGGTAATGTTGATTACCGTCCGGCTTCCGTATCGGAACTTATTAGGATCTCCTGGAGTGAACCAAGCCTGACCTGTGATAGTCTCCGAAATATTAACACCCGAGGCAAGTGAAACGTCTTGGTACTGGGCAATTTCACGGATATTGACCATTTCCGCAGTCCTAAGCAAATACTGCTCTAAAAAGAACCGAGCTTCTTCCCATTCTTTAGGAATAGTTACACTTGGCGAAAGGTGCTGGTCTCTGGTTTCGGATGGTGAAAAGCTCATATTCTACCTTTTCCTAATCAATCAAGCGCCCGCCACCCTCCGACCAAAGAATAATGGCATCAGTCTGGAACTCGGAGTTTACTATATTGGGCGTAAGTGACTGGCGTTCGTCATAGTTTAGATTGTATTCAAAAAACTGGGCATCAGTCGGACAATAGAATCTATGCCATTCCTTGCTTTTTCCGGTCTGACTAAACTGCTCTACTTGCGTGCTAATCGTGCGGTTAAAGAAATCGTCGGCTACCGAATTTACCGCTTCATCGTCTGCGTAATCTGTATAAATATCACAGCTAAATTCTCCTTCACTTGTGCTATTGCAAAGGAAATCTATCTGTCCTAAGAATGTCTTTCTTCCTTTTTCAAGGAGATTGAATTTCTTACTTCGAGCTGAAAAGCTCATAACTCTAGTTATTTGGCCGCAACCCATATAAGTTTTAGTCTGCACGACCGCTGGGACTACAGGAAGATCCATATTTTGAAGGCTCCCGCCTGTGGTGTAAGCAGAGAATGTGCTTGAGTCTAAGTCTAGTGTGACATTGTTCCCCGAGACGGCTGTAACGATCCCATTTAGGCCGCTAATTTTCACCATTCCGGCTGTGATATTATCAATATGCCAATGATTTCCGACTGAAAAATTATGTCCTACGGCTGTGACAACGGCTTGACTAGCTACAGTTATCGCGCTGATTGCCGTCCGTGGCTTCTCGTATAGATCAAAGTTGTTAGTGTCGATAACGTTCACTTCAAAATACCGACCGTTTAACTCGTCGGCACCTGTTCCGATTATGCCAGAAACTTGAACGTATTCTGTTGGCTCGTCAGAGCTCGAAACACTTGAAATTAGCGTATGGTCCGGAACTGTCAAGCGGACGGATCCGGTGCCTCCTGTGACGGCTGTAATAAACAAGCTCGCATCATTAGAGACCTTCTGACTAAGAATCTGTACGTAGCCCTGTTGGTTTCCAGCAATCAAGTTTGGAAACTGGCTTTGGAGCTTTGCGCTTACCCACGAAAAGTTGGCTTGGTCCCAAGACTTATCCACTAAGTCAGCCCAAGTGATATCGTTGAATCGGTAGAACTCTCCGAACGTAGTGAAGCAGTCGGTAAACTCGGCCCAAGATAAATTCTGATAATTGAGTACTAATACCTTGTTCGGGAACTTTAAATCTGCCTCAGCCTGGGGATAAGTCCAGTACACCAGGCGCTCTTGAAAGTCCCTGATTCCGTGGACGCGCTTAAGACTATCGCCCACTTCCGAAGAAGGAAGAACGCTATTTTGAATATTGAAAACTTCATCAGGTATTTTGTCGTCGATTCTTTGGACCGAGGTTCCATTGCAATTCTGGATTGCTCGGCTTCCTACCGATAAAACCCCGTCATCGAATGCTATCGTGCTAAATGTGCTTTCGGTTCCAAGCTCTCGACTAATACGGTCCCAGACAAACGGCAAGAGTTCGTTACCTGTATACCTAAGCGCCCAAGTGCTTCTTTCAAACCCAATTATGAGTAAGTCCCTATAGAATTCCGCGCTTACAATATGCTCGTTTGTCGGACAATCTACGTAACCGCCTCTTCCCTTAGCGTCATCGAGCCATTGCACGGCCGCCGTTGCTGAAGTTCCCGCATTCACACTAGAGAGAGGAGCACCATTTTGGGACCATCGCGCACGTTGTGGGTACTGTAGACTTGTACCAATCGCGGGGCCTTCAAACGTATTTAGCGCCACAAAACGGCCCTTATACGGAATGAGCATTAGGCATTGATGCATCTCGTTCGTTCCGTTCGTCGTCGGCAAAAAGTCAAACCATTTTGTACCGTCATAAACACGAATAGGATCCCCTGACGTTCCGCTAAAATTCGTTACCCAGTAATACTGCTCGTTGTCTGCGGTCTGCCAATAATTTGTTCCCCAAAAGAAATTGCTATCCGTTCCGGTCCATGTTGTGGCAGCAGTAGAAGGGAGTTCCTGAAATCTGCTTGTAGTATTGCTGTAGCTATAGGAGTAGATAGTATCGAACGCGATCGTCTGCTCGGCATTGATCGTATTGATTTCTCTATTGGGCAGGCCCATGACTGGCAGGCCAGGATAATAAGAGTAATCGGCGGCGACTGGGGTCGTATTAGGAGGAACCGCACCTGTGAGCCAAGTAAGGTTTATTTCTCCTGTTTCATAGTTCACAAAGGAACCTGTACCAGATCCGCCTGACCCGTAGGCAGTGAAAGCGGCGCTGTTGATATTGACGGTGATAGTTGTCGCTGTGGTGGCCGTCACAGTCCCAACGGTGTTATTTATTTCCGTCATCCCGACAACGCCAAAAATGTAGACCTTGTTCGTATTCACGAAAGAATGAGCCGCTGAAAACTCGATTACTGCACTAGAGGCGGCGGTTATTCCGATAATGGTTCTAGTCGTATCAATGTTATAGACGGTTCCGGATGTTCGAGTGAATAAGGCGCTTCCATTATCGGTGAATTCGGTTTGGTTTCCCGTTCCGGCTTCGACTCTGATTACTACGCTGCCTTTAGCTAGAGAAGCGCTAGCTTCGTTAGATCGAAATCCGGTTAATATGTCCGCTATATTATAGTCGTTGTTTCCGTCTGCCGCCGTTTGGGCTATGACTGTAAGATCTCTCCTAAGTCTTCCTAGGAGACTATAGCCTTGTCTTCTCTTAAGCCTTCCTCTCCATTGATAGATATTCTCTAGAGTCTGATAGGCATCATCCGACAATACGAAGGCATCGCGGTCTTTTACTAGGCCGCTGTTCTGATATGTAATCGTAGTCGGAATGTATTTAGCCATCTTATTGATATCTCCAGATCATTACGGTAGCCCGTGTAATTGTCGCATCGCTACCGTCTCTCTTGAGAAAAGAGACGTAAACTTGATTGGTCTTAACTACATCATCCCAAACTGAGTCCGGAGTAATCTGACCATTTACCATGGTAGAAGAAGAGTCAAAACCGGAGGCATAGACAAAATAATTATTGTCTGGGAGAGCTGGAGTAAAATCTAAAAGAAAGCCTCCCCCTCCCTGCGGTGTAACAGTCGTCACCCTTTGCACGGCTGAGGTAGTCCCAGCATTATCAAAATTCACGGCTGCATAGGGCATCATCCCCATAAACAACTCACCGCCCTTTGTCATCTGAAAGGCTGAAGCATTATTCTGGGGACGCGCGTAAATCTCTGTATTTGTTCCATCGTCTTTTGCATAGATCGCGTATTGATCTACTGAAGTTTCAGGGTCGCTAGCCTGCTCTACAAACGTTACCTTCGTATGTTTTCCCTTGTCTCCAGAAGCATCGTCAAAAGGGACGTGATTCACTCCGAATTGGGTATTAAGCTGTGTGAAATTAGTAAGTAATTCCCCTTGGCTAACGCTAAGATCATCGTTCGCCTGTGGGATCGCGGGGTTATAGGTCATGGTGTCACCGTCCAAGCTTGAAACATTAATCTTTGGAATCTCTTAAAAACAGGTCCGGTGCTATTACTTCCGGTCGTATAGCTAAATGCTCTGAAACTTGTGGTCGTTACTACTGAACCATAGCTCGCGGAATTCATAGGCTGGGCAATCACTCCGAAAAGATCTCCTGGACCTACGGGAGCTGTAGACCATCCAACATAATTCCAGAAGTAATTTGCTGTAGGAATTGCAGTCGTAAAACTAATTGTGTAGTCGCCTCGATCCGCTGTATTTTGAACGATACCCGAAATATTCAGAGCCATATCTTCTTTCGTAATTACTCCATCTTCATCGACTTTTTCGTACTCGATAATATTTCCGTTTCCGTCAAAAATTACGTAGGCTTGTAGAAGGAGGCCATTAGCGTTTATCTTTCCATCGGACATTATTTGCAGTCCTGAAGCATCACCATTTCTAATATAGTGAGGCTCTGGCGCACTGTTAACACTCTCGGCGTATAGATCGGATTGGTTTGCTGACGGTGCAGGAGCTGCGCCTTGTTGAATTAGACTAAGCTTTTTGTGCCCCCCCCTGTTGTCCTCGTCCGGGTCTTGAAGGTCTACATGGTCCCCTATATTTACGTCTTCTTTACCCCAAATTGTATCCGTGTCAGCGAAGTTATTTTTCATCTCTTTCTGACTTTTAGAAATAAAGTCGCTAGAAGCAGGAATTGAAGGACGATAAACCATTAATAGCCTCCGAAGAATCTATTTCCTGGGGAAATATCGGTTTGCTCGGTGTAAATAGTCGCGGTACGCTCGTTCTCTTGCTGTACCGCTGTTCTATAAATGAGTAAGTTCTTTTGTTCCCTGAAGAACGGCATAATATTTTGTATGCTTTCCATATCTTGTCGGTCTTGGAGAACTTTAATAGCAGCTCCGAAAGCGATATACTGCCACCACTGGTTTACGTCTGGTGTATTTGTAGGGTCGTTATTGTCAGCACTAAGGAGCTGGCTAGGAGTCCTGAAAACTTCCACCGTTATCTTATAAACTTTGTCGGGAACTGGCCGAAGGATGAAGTAGTTATTAAAGAACAGGATCGAGGTAGGCCGGCTAGCAGAGTAGCGAACGTAAGAAGTATCTATTGTTTCAGTCGTTGGAATAGTGTTGGAGAAAGTTACGCTAACGGCTCCGGTAACGTAATTAATTGTGCCTCTAACAGTCGTTTTATCAACGTTATCAATCAGGTTTCCTACTGTCTCAGAGGCTACTTGTGGAACGTCATAGACTACTTGAGTATTACCAGAGCTATCAACCGCAGAAACCGTTACGTCTCTCTTAAGAATCGGAAGATTAGCCAGTGTGTAGCTGTAGGGTCCCGCTGTACCATCTCCGCTAGGAATATTGGCTTGAGTTGTGAAATTTGGCCAAACGTTAAAAAATTCAGATCGTGATTGAGAAAGACGAGCTTCATATCCATCAACATAAACCGGCTTTACAACAGAGTGATAGGTGGTGGTGTCAAAATCGTATTTATCTTCATTGGCTTGGGTATAGAAATCATATTTATCGTGGAGATTCCATAGCTTTTGATCCGATGGCAGGTCTTGCTCGTAAAAAGTATTTATATACTCTTCAAGATCTGCATCGCTTAACTGATTGATCGAAGGGGAAGCTGTAAGCCTACGCACCTTTTTCTTGATAGCTGCTAGCGTAGAATCTGACATTTACCCCCTCCACTTATGAATACGGACACCTTCCCACATATTACAGTAATTTCTACTAACCTACTGCAAATTCCAAGCTCTCAAAATTCATTCGGCTATTCATTTTAGCCTTTTGATTGACGATAGGATTTCCTTGACCGTCTAAGATTCGTCCGTGCTGGTAGGAGTTGCAATTCTGGTTTAGGTGCTTGGCTACGCCTAGGGGAATATTGTATTCTTCGCCATCTACCATGGAGTAAGAAACTACTTTATCTTGAGGGTAGCCTTTAAAGAAAAATGCGACCTGGCCGCCTTTTGGATCGTGGCATCTAAAGATACCTTTCACTTTTTTGCTGTCTGCCTTCCACATTCTATGAATCTTTTCTTCGGAACTTTCGTCCGGAGTGCCTACCCTTGCGGCCTTAGCTTTCGAGGCCGCTTTCATAGCCTGATACTCTGAGAATTCTTTCATCTCTTCTTTCAGTTCTTCTTCGCTTAGAACTTTTACAGACTCAGAGGCGTTAGCCGCTTCGATATCTTCTTTGTGCTCTTCTACTACTGCTTTAATCAGCTCTTTGGATTCTTCAGTAGTTGCCATAGCTGCTTCCATTTCCGGTTCCTTAACTTTTTTAGGTCTGCCTCTTGCCATTTCTTTCTCCAAAAAAGAGGGAGCCGAAGCCCCCTCTGTGATTATTCGTTGTTTCTAAGCTGGCTTGCTAGAGCTTCCCAATAGATTACATCGGAACTAGAACCTGCTGGTGCAAGTATTCCGGCTGATAGTCTCATGAGAATCTTAGCCTGGTTTTCTACGGCTCCCGCAAGAACTTGCCCCGCATCTCCGAAAGGCGCGAGCTGTGCAGGCGAAACACCTAGCGCGGCTACTGCGCTTGTTGGAAAAGCGAACGTAGAAAATGCTGAAGAATCAATATTCAGAGTCACTGCATTAGTAGACGTATTGATTGCCGTAATCTCTCCTTTTAGGCCGTCCGCTTCAATCATTCCGTAATCAGCGGAAACATGAAGTCGAACAATTTGACCAATGGAAAGGCCGTGAGTCACAGACAAAACAACTACTGCTGACGCAGCTTTTGAAATGGATGTGATGAAGTTAAGCCGTGGCGCATAGAGGGGATTGTCAGGAAGTTTCCTAACTTTTCCGGCTGTAGCATCAGCGGCAAAACCGGACATATCAATATATCCGAGTGTGAACGAATTCGCGTCTGGAACTGCTGTAATCGTAGCCTCGTAGCCCCCGATCTGTAGCATTGCAGTCGTTCCGTAAACACGGACACGATCCCCAATGCTATAGCCGTGACCTGTAACAGTAACGACAGAATCCGACTTAGAAACCTCTGTACCGCTCATATCTTGCTCGGCACCCACTGACTGGTTTCCCTGGTCAATACGACAAAATCCACCTTCGGCGACGGTATTAATATCGCCATTCAAAGCGTCTGTAGAGTTAGTTTTGTGAACTCTCGCAGCTACTCCGTCCGCAAAACCGCGAAACCATTCGTTTCTTACAGCGCGTCCAGGGTTTTGTGTGGTTGCCATTTGCGTATAGTTCAAAGTTCTGAAAATATCGAAATCAGAACGCAACACGATATCCTTAGCGGATCCGTCGGCAGTAAAAGAACCGCTCGCTACTACTTGTTCGCTAGCCATGATTTACCTCCTTTATACGGGTAGTGTGCATCTTAGATTTAGAATCCACTGATCGTTATCAATGGTAGGAACTTCCGCGAACTTGTAGCCAACTTCCGCGTTGAGAGCGAGAGGGCCGTTATAGATCGGTGGTCGGTAGATGAATTGAGCGCTGTAGCCGTCCTGCTCGATGCAAGAATAAGACTCCATAGCTGCGACAAAGCAGTTATAAACGTCAGCACCAGCAACACCAGACGCGTTAGCAGACACCGAACCAATCGAGCTTAGGAGCCATCGAGTATTAGAAACGGATCCCCATTCAGGGCGAAGCGCTTCCATTGGTGATGGGTACTGAGCTTTTGGAATAAATCCAGAAACTTGCTCCAAACTCTTAAGAACTTTAGTGCTTGCCATGACAAAAAAAGCATCTCTGACAGGTCCGGTTCCGAACTTATCTTGTCCCTCGATAACGTCTGAAATTGTGTAAGCATCAGCCGAAACTAGAGCCTCTACAACATCATCAATGTCAGCTCGTGCTAGGTCTGAAGGATTATCCCCGTTAGTACCGCCCGAGCAATTAATTTGCGAAGCCGTAGAAGCGAGCATATTTCGAGTAAGTTCGTCTTCAGTCTGACGAAGCGAAACGCCTAAGCGCTTAACTGCCTGATTCAAGACCGGGTCTTGATTCTGTAATGTTCTTTTAACTGTTACTTAGGTGATCGCTCACCTTATGACCCAAGCTTTTATACTTTAGGCGGGGTTCCCTCTTCGGAGATCCCTCTTACAATTTCTTGCAAGAACAGACTGTCGCTTATGCCGCTAGGGCATCCACCTCGCTCAGTCGTTGCGGCTGCAATTTAATGTGGAAATTTTTATAGTCGTATTGTATTGTACCTGTACTACTAAATAGGAGCACAACATGGTTAAACAAAATTACGAGCGGATCGAGTACCGGAATATAGATCTTGCTTACCTCGCCGGAATTATTGATGGAGAGGGATCTATATATATTGGTAATTTTAGCTGTAATCCGAAAACTGGCACAAAATACTATCAAACGAATATGCAGGTCACCAACACCGATGAGCCACTTATTGACTGGCTCATAAATAAATTTGGCGGACTTAAAAACAAGCGTACACCAAAACAACATGCAGCCAATAGCCGTAAACAGGCTTATGTCTGGACTGTGAGCGGTGAACGACTTACGCATCTCTGTGAATGTATTTTGCCCTATCTTATTTGCAAAACTCGTCAATGCGAGATTATGCTTAAGATGAGAGCTACATTTGAACGACCACGATCGCTCCCAGGTACTCAAGGAACGACTCCTCTTGATGAGGATCTCCTTAAGCAAAGAGCTAAGTTCATGGATGAAATGCGTTCTCTTCATATTCGTACTTGGTCCTATAAAAACCATTAAAGCTTGCCTCGGGTTGCCATAGGATTTCTCCCTTAGGGTTCCCCGGTATTCAGAGGCGGTTTAAAGCAGGCAGCATTAATTTACCTGCTCGTTGAGTACAACATAGGTCTTGGAGAATACTCAACATTACGGCACCTAACTGCTTACGCAGCCTCCTTGAAACCGTAAAAAGACATCGTAGCATCAATATCAACAGCGGTTAGCTGTTGTGCAGGAGGATAAATTCCCGAGTTGCCTAAAGGTACTGTAGCAGTAGCTAGGGCATTATAGCGCCGTCTCCTTAGAGTTGTTCCACCGTTCCGAGGCATACTATCGTATGTCGCAGGAATTTTATGGATCATGTACGGAGTTGGCACAGCAAGAAGTTTCATACTGAAGCTTTGCTGCACTGGCGCTGGAAGAACTGGACTAGTTGTAATAGACATGTTTGCTCCCAAAAGTTGGAGCGAACTTTATCCCCGGGAATCGCGTGTAATCTCAGACCACAATTGCTTTTGAAGTTCTGGAGTCATTCGACCCTCGAAGCTCGAAGCTTGTGTTAACGGGCTTTTACCCGAGGCTGAACTTAAGCTTTTCGGCTGACTAGCATTTTCTTCGAGTCGCTGTCGTGTAGCTTGATTTTGCTGAACTTGTGGAACAAATTTAGCTATCGCTTTGTAAGCTGCTACTCCGCGTTTCTCTAAGTCAGTAATCAGACTTAAACCATACGCTAACTCCGGCTCTAGAGCTCGCAATTTTTCAACGGTTTCCGGAGTCACTACACTTTCGAAATCCTTAAAACGTTCTGTTAAGCGGCTTGGGGCCTCTTCTTGACTTCGCTTAGATTTTGCTTCGGCTCGCTCTGCTCTATCTTTAGAAAGGGCATCCGATGCGGCTTTCTTGGCTATTCGAGCAAAAAGCTTTTCGCCTTTTTCTCTAGTAATCCAATCTTCCGCGCCTAAGTCTTCTAGCTCGTCAATCTCTGGCTCTTCGGCTAAAGGCGCTTGCCTCTCGCTTAACATCTGCTCTTGGAGCTTGAACATCTGAGCTCTTTCTTGAGCTCTTTCTTCCAAGTCCTGCTGTCTTTCTTTGCGTAACTGGTCGTAATTTTCCCTAAGATTTCGGAAATTCAGCTCTTTATCGGAGATCTGTTCTTCCTGTACCACTTCTGGTGGTGCAATCTCTTGGGCGTAATCTTGACTTTCTTCCGGTGCATTAGCTTCGGGAGGGGCGACCTCCGAATTTACGCCTGAATTTTCTGCTTCTTGCATAACTTCCTTTAAATGTTTGGCTTGCGAGGGCCGTACAGCATTTTAAAAATCAATCTGTGAACAGAACCCGTAACGCAGGGCGGCGAATGATTTTACCTTAATATAGTAAAAATTTTACTTTATAGTCTAGGTTATCTTAGTCGTTGGTACTCAAAATGAAAGTAATAAAATATGTCCCTGGTCCTGAAGGAACTTCGATAGCTGCATTTGTCGATTTCTATATTCCCGAATGGAAACTTCACCTTTGCCAATGCAAAGTTATAAAAAGCAAAAAAGGTGGCTGGTTTGTGGCAGCTCCTGCGAGGAAAACAGACGGAGGGATTTACGATCCCTATTTCAGATTCGATAAGGCAGCGCAGGAAAGATTTGATGAATCTGCTAGAAAGTCGATAGAGGCTTATATCGAGGAGAAACGCAATGGATCTGATACCCGAGGACGCGATTGAAACTATGACTGTGTACTCTAAGGAGCTTGGTTGGATCGAGCATATTGATGAAGAGGAGTTTGATGTAGTGGTAGCAGTTCTATACGCTGGAATAGGCTACAACGTGTTCAGATTAGGAGCCTATTGCACTCATTTGGTTTGGTTTGAAGATCGAGACGAGGCTATCGAATGGGCTGTCGATCATGCTCGAAAGTTGATAGCCGCCGATGAGTTTTTAAAACAGAAAGAGGGCGATTAGCTTCTTTAGCGAGCTGCATTATGCGAGCTGCTAGAGCGTATGTAATTCTAAATCGTCGGATCATAAGGGGAATGCTCATAGGCTCCTCTTTGCGGAGCGCTTCCGTGACTAGAGCTAAGATTTCTTTGTGTCTAGGAGTCTTCACTTAGTCGCCATCCTTCGACACGCGGGAGCTCTTTTACTAGGTACATTTCTCTAACATAAAAAATTATTCCGTCAGACTCACTGTCTGGGATCTCTAGACCTCGAAAGCTATCTCGCAGCATCTGGCTTTTTATTCTTCTATCTTCATAACTTACATTTGTAAACCCACTTTCTCTGTTTATTCCAAGCTCTGTAGTCCTTAAAGTCTTCCTCGCTCTCAAAACAAAGAATTGGAAAGTGCATTTCGTCCTCAAATACTCCCGTTTCTACATAAAGAGAGTAAATAGTTTTAGTCATTGGGTTTGCTTTAGGACATGAATTAATAAAGGAAATACTTCCAGAGGATCCGAACGATGCGCGCAAGTCTTTTGTTTCTAAAACATCTTTATGATCCTTCAACGAGCAATTGGAGCAAAAATAAGAGGTCTCTTTTTTCCCCATCCTGATGGCCATTACAAATCCGCAAACCTCGCATTTCTTAGGGTCCTTGTAATTTTCTCCGTCAAAGCTAACTTTTAATTCTAATTCCATTTCCACCCCTTAATAGCCTCTAACCATTCTCAGTCCCTTGCTTTATCTCCAAGGATTCGACTTTGTCCTCTGTACCTTGTTTCACAAATTTAATTTTACTTTTCCCACATGAACAGTTTAATGACGATCCGGACGACTCTTTATTTTCAGTTAATTCAAAATTAACAATGGATTTTCCGCAATTAGAACAAGTAATGCTCTCGGATTCATCCATAATGATTCCTTTATTCGTTATTCTCATTGGGCATTCTTCTTTTGTTGTTAAGTACTAAAACTTATTCCAGTTAACATAATGTTCATTATCGGACTATAAACTCTTTACTTCTCTAAGCCCAATTGTCTACCCACATATCACATTTGTCTTCGCATAAATCAATAACTTGACAAGCATACTTTATAGCCTTGATTGTTTCAGGATCATCTGAAAAGGATCTTTCAGTAAGAGACTCAGTATCAACAATTGCTTCTTTAACATTGGAGCACATTAACTCTTTGCCTTCCTTGAATTTCAGGCTTTTTAAGCTCGGGAGCTCTACAGTGTCACTCATCCTTGGATTCCTTTTGGTTCTCCAGTTTTCTGCTCTTCATGGAGAATAATCTCTGGAACTACGTCATGTTGATGCTTTTCACATGAGACATTCTCACAACACCACCAGGCTTCTACTATAACCTTGAATTCAGGATTACAATTATGTTCTCTAGTCCATTTTATTAGCTCTTGGCCACATGAAGTGCATTTACTCATCCTTGGATTCCTTTTTTTCTCGCTCATCCTTTAACCGTCCTTGTCTTCGCAGATAATCATAATCTCTACCGCATACCTTATGGCCGCTAAAGTTTCTGGGTCATCGCTATAGTCTTGAGGATTTAAATCTCCCACTTGGTGAAAGAAATCGGGTCCTAAGATATGTCGCCGGTCATTGAATTTCAGGCTCTTTATGCTCGGTAGCTTTACAGTGTCAGGCATCTTTCGACAGATCCAAAAGGAACATCGGATCTCGGCACAATTCTAAAATACTGTGTGCTAATTCGAGTTCTAATTCGCTTATCATCGCTAAAGGGTCTCTCTTGCTTTTCATAATGAGCTTGCTACATAAGGTTTTTACTTGTTCTAGCATTTGGACTGACTCGCCAAGTTTCCGGCCCGATTCAAACATAATATTTTGTTGTTCCAAATCTTCTTTCATAATTGGTATCTCCGCTTCACTTATTAAAAAATTCCCTATGAATAAGAAAGGGCTTCGCTCTTTTTAGAAGCTCTGAATCGTAAAACCTCTCTTTGCTAGCCATTTGTACACGCAGGGGTAAGCACAGAATATTACATGCCTAAGCTTTAGCTCTGGGGAGAGCACTTCTTCCGGACCGCTAAAATGCATGTCTAGGCTAACGTATCCGCGTTCTAGTTCGCGTTTGCATTCTGTGCAGGTCTTCATTACTTATCCTCACCATTTTACCATCCACCTTTTCAGGAGGAGAGTTAAACTCCTTATGAAGTTCCAGGTATTTCTTAGGATCCCAGGATTCCCTAGACAAGTACTTGCCGATTTTGAGTTCTTTGAGCGCCCACCCAAAATCCCGAGAGTCTTTAGTCATTTTTAGATTCCGTCATTTTTCTTAGTCTTTTTTTGAGATTTTCGATATCTCTATCGGTAGTACCCATCTCATCAAGTAATTTATACATCTGCTCGACTACGGCTAGAAAAATGTAATCTTTGACTCTTTGCTCTTGCGGAAGTTCCTGGTAAGGCACAATACAAGGATGCTCTTTCGTCTCGGCATCTTTAACAGATCCGTATTTCCACCCGTCCGCTTCTTTTGCCTTCATCCAAGACTTATGACTATCCTCCGGAGTTACACTAGTATTCCTGAGGACGTTTTTCACACCCTCTAGGCAGCTTTGGCGCTGGTGCTCTGAGGCTTCTTCCCAGTGATCTTGCGAATGGTCCCCGATTGCCGCGCAATAGGCTCTATTGACTTCGTGACAGGCTTTAGCTATTGGCTCTATATCCATTGTTTTTCCTTCCCCGTATTTTGTTAATGTATTCATCTAATATTCCAGATTCTGGCAACTCTACACGTTCGATTATAAAAAGCTTATCTGGCTTTTCCTCTAGCTCTAAGCAGGATTTCCCTTCTCCGGGGCCACATTCAATATAAGTTGGGTAAGGCTCGCAGGCTTTAGACTCGTAGAAATCTGGCTTTTTTTTTTCCCAAAACTCCGGAAACATGTCGCAGCGTAGTTTTGCCATATCTCCATTAGACCGATAGAAGACAACGCCTTCTCCTTTCCAGTCTCCGTTGCCATCATGAATGCGCTTGGAAAATCTAGATCTATATTCGGCCATCCATGTTCTAAATCCTTCATAGTTCCTCGGAACTTTTCCCCATCCCCAATCTACATCGCAGCACTTTTCCTTTAGGTAGCTAAAGGGTATGAATATTGGTGCTTTCACATCATGAAGATTACCGTTGATAGAGGGGCCTATTAGCTCCCCATATACCTTTCCGGTTTCCTCTTTAAGGTACTTCCTTCCAATAGATTTAATGACCCCCTCGATTAATGTAGCCGTTCCACCATTCATCATATTAGGGAGGGACCTATCAAATATTCGGTTCTCTCGATTATCTATGTAGGCTATCTTTCCATCCTCAATGCTGACGCAAAGATTAGTTCCGTGAAGCTTGTCCGCTGCTATTACTCCGGCCTCTTCAAATACCCATTCATAGCCAGGGTTTACCGATACCGTAGCTAAATACTTACCATTGATCTTTTCACGTATGAAAGGACATTGGAGCTTAGGGAAGTCGACAATGGTTTCTATAGGAACTTTCGGATCTATCAATTCTTTTAGGGCTTCTAGATCCACTGCCCAATTTTCACATGAATGACATCTAAAAGTATGGAATCCTACCGCTTTATTAATACTGATTTTTATTCTTTCAATACTTGTGCTTCCGCATATACCGCACTGCATTTTTTCCTCACTTCTTTTTGTCGTGTCTGCTCGATAGGAGACTAATAGACTGATTAACTGTATTCTGAATTTCATCTAGCTTTTGGTTTATCTGATCGCTAGTTATAAATTGTTTCACGTAGTTAATCTTTTTGTAGATTTGATCGAACACTGAATAAAGATCTCGGCATATATCGCAAGGAGGAGGCTTAGGAGCCTTCGGCTTTTTTTCTTTAACCTCGAACTTCTTTTCGATCCCTTCGGCTAGCGTAATCATCGAGAGAATAGTTTCTGTTTCAACGTCATTCTCGTCTATCTCTTCTCGGATTTTCTGTATTATCCATTTCCAATCCACCATAATTTTTCACTAGTCCAGCTCTAAAGTTGTTCGTCTAGAATTTTCGCTGATTCTGATTTTTGCTGATCGGCGATTGTAATTGTAAAGTTCCATGAACATTTTCAAATAACCCTGGCTTGAAAACTCCCTATGCAACTTAGCCCCTCCATAGTCCATTACCTTTTTTTCTATGAAATAGACTGAATCCACAATTGGAGATTTGAAGAAGATTTTACATGCTCTCGTAAACGCCTTATTTTTGATCTGGGTAGGTCGAAGTTTTTTGTTTTCTACCATAAAGCGGCCAAGCTCACGGCAATGAAGAAGCGCGTCTAAAGTGCTAGCATCAATAGAAAAGCTACATTTTCCCTCGTTGAATATTCCGCGCGTAGACTCTTTGCTTACGATCCATATAAGGGCTTCGCTTAGGCTTAGATTGTGGTCTTTCATAAATCCATCAACCTTTATATACTCATCGTACCCTCGGCTTAATTAGTGCCGCAGGTATTTTTCTTGGCT